TGCGCCGCTGTTCGTCGGTCTGGGCTTTTGTGGCGCGGGTAGCGGACGGACTTGCGGCGGGCGGCCGGTCAGGCGGGAGAAGCGGATCCTCTCCCTTTGGCTTTGGGGTCGCAGCGGCCTTCGCCTTTTCGGCCAGCAGCTTCTGCAGCTCGCGCTGTTCGGCGAGCAGCTTGCGCCGAATGCTCGGGTCGCGAGCTTGGGCGTCACGGTTGTAGGGAGACGGGTTGTCCAGCGCCTGCGTGACGCTCCGCAGGCGATCCTCGAGCGTCGATGACGACTTGTTCTCGAGCGATCGGAAGCTGTCAGCAGTGCGTCCAGCGAACTTTGCAAGATCGGCGACAAGACCGACGAGACCGGTCAGGATCGGCGCAAGATCGACGAGCGCGCTCTTGAGTTGCACGTCGATGACGGCCTGGGCGGTCTCGAACTGATCGTTCAGCTCGCCCGCCTTGGCGACGAGGTCCGCGTCCATCACAAGGCCCAGCTTTTGGGCCTTGGCGCGCAGATCGTCGATCCGGTCGCCGCCCTCGCGCAGGGCCGGCAGGACCGACGACAGGCCCAGTTTGTCGGCGATGGCCGCCTGTTGCGCCGTCGACCCCAGCTTCGAGATCTTGTCGATCACCGCCGCCAGGGCGTCCTCGGTCGTCTTGAAGTCCTTGGGGTCCAGGCCCAGGGCCGTGAACGGTTTCAGCGCCCTGGCCGACAGTCCGGCCTGCGCCGCACCGAATGCCTTGGCGAAGCCCTCCAAGGCCTGATCCGCATCGGCGTAAGTGCCGCCCAGCTGGTGGATCGCATAGCGGTATTCCTGCAGCGCGTCGGTCGAGACGGCCAGCTTGGCCGCCGTGTCGGCGATGTCGTCGCCGAACGACATGGCGGCGCGGGCGCCGGCCAGCGCCGCCGTCAAGCCGCCGAGCGCCACGCCGGCCACGGCGCCGGCTGGGCCGAGCGAGACGAGGGCGTCGCCCATCACGCCCGCATTGGCCGCGACCGCGCTGAATTTCTGCTCGATCCCCTGGACGGCCGTCGTCAGGGCCCGCGCCGGCTTGAACTGGCCGAGCTTGGTCTGCACCTGGTCGATGGCGCGGTTCCACTGCCCGAAGTCCAGGCTGGCGACGCCATGCAGGCCGCCGACGACCGCGCTATTGCCCATCGCTCGCTCCTCCTGGCTTGGCCTTCTTGCGAGGCGCCCCGGCGCGCGCCTCCCGCGCGCCCATGGCGGCGGTGGCGAAGCGCCACTGGTCCATGGCGGTGATCATGCCCGACCCGCGCATCGCCTTTTTCGCGCCGCCCTTGCGGCCATAGAACTCTTCGAAGCTGGGCGGCTTCTTCTGGTACGGCAGGCCGGCGGCCTTGTAGGCCAGCGCCCACCTGTCGAAGCGCTCGGCCTCGAGGCGGCGCAGCCGCGCCGCCACCGCCAGCGCGAAGAGGCGCGGCGTGGTCCGCCAGAACCCTGCCTCTTCGCCGAGCCCTAGCTCTCGCCAGATTCCGAAATGCCGGGCGACGGACCAGCGTCGGTCGCCGCCGTCAGAGGGTCCGCTTCGCTCGAGGCCCCCTCCCCTTCGTCGTCGCCGGGGCGCGGGAACGCCTTGGCGATGGCGCCCATGATGGCCGTGCTCCAGGCCAGCGTCCCGCCCGACTGGATCAGGTTTCCGACCGCCGACAACGCAAGCTCGGGATGGTGGTGGCGAAGCGCGGCCCAGGCCAGCGCCCGCAACGGCGTGCGCCGGATCTGCGGGCCGCGGACCATCTGGCCGTCGACAATGACCGGCAGACGCAGCGAACCCACGATATCGGCGAAGTCACGGTCGAGCAGATCCTCGGCCTGGCAAAGCGCCTCGTAGTCGAAGACGAGGGTGTAGGTGCGCTCGGCCTGGGTGACCGTCACCTCGCCGTTGAGCTGGTTGGCCATGATCAGGTCCGGATGACGGCGCCGGCGACCTTCAGGCCCAGGGTGGCGGACTTCTTGTCGGCCACCGGGATCTGCGGCGCATAGCTGGTGATGAACGACGGGAAGGTGTCGATGTCGGCGGACGGGTGCCGGATGCGGGTGGCTCGGGTCGAGCCGTCGGCCCGCCAGGCCAGGATGAAGTCGTCGGTCGCCCCGCCGACCACATAGTTCAGATCGACGCTCATCTCGCCGGGGTCGCCCAGACCGGAGACGTATTCCTTCGTCCGGAGCGGGCTCCGCATATGCGTCACCTCGATCTGGTCGATGCTGGCGTTTGGCGGGGTGATGCCGGTCACTTCGCCAAGCTCGAAGAACACGCCGCTGCCGGCGGCGGTCTCGACCTCGATAAAAGTGCCCCAGCCGATATCGGCGTAGGTGGTCATGGCGATGTCCTTTCAGATCACGAGAACCAGACCCGGACGTCGATGATCGTCCGGTGGATTTCAGATGCGCCCGAAGCGTCGGGCCCATCGGCGAGGGTGAAATCGTCGTCCCGCTCGTCGAGCAGGAAGCAGCGCAGCGGCTCCGCCTTCAGGGCGTCGATCGCGGCGCTCACGGCGCGCGCGACGAACTTGGCCTCGAAGTAGTCGCCGCCGAAACAGTCGATCTGGACCCGGCTCTGGGTCAGGGTTTCGCGGCCCCGCATGGTGTGGCTCTTCGGCGAATCCACCAGGTGCAGCGTGACGGCCGGGACGGCGTCGGCCTGCGGCCGGGCGCCCCAGTCGATCCGCCCGCCCACCAGGGCCGCAAGGGCGGCGTCGGCCCTCAGGGCCAACATCAGGGCTTCTTCCATCAGCGCGACTTGGCCTGGGCCGCCAGCCGCCGGGCGCGCGCCTGGTGGCGGGCGACGGTCTTCTTGACCTCGTCCCACAGATGGTCGGCCAGGGCCTGCAGCATCTGCGGCTCATGTCGGTCCCAGGCAGGCCGCATATAGGGGTGAGGCCGCGTTCCGGGGTGACGCACCTCGGACACGACGACGACCCCGTTCGCGCCTTCGAACGCCATGCGCTCCGGGCCGCCCTCGGCGACCTGGGCCGCTCGGCGCTTGCCCTTGCGGCGGCGCTTGGATTTCGGAACGATCCGGTGCGGCTTGGCGCCGAACTCCTGGATCATCGCCTGCGGATAACCCACCCCGCTCGGGCCGACGAACATGGCCGCCGCGACGCCGAGCTTGGCGGCGCCCGACTGACCACGACCGCTGGAACGCTGCCTGGACGACACGATGATCGAGCTTTTCAGGTCCGCGCCGCCGGGCGTCGACGGATCGTCCGGCGCGAGCTCGCGGGCGGTCTGCGCCACCGGCTCCAGGGTGCGCTTCAGGGCGCGCTGGGCGACGCCGCGCGCCGTCGAGAACTTCAGGTCCTCGAGCGCCGACATCAGCTCCTTCATGCCCGTCACGCGAACCTGGCCCATCAGACCCGCCTTTCCGCGCGGGCGGTGGCCGTGATCTCCAGCCAGCGCTGCAGCTTGACGTCCTCGCCCCGCACCCGGTCCGGTTCGACCGGCGGCTTGATGTCATAGGTCCGCCCGGCGCAGCGCACGCGATCGGTCGGGTCCAGGCTCGCCCAGGTCGCCGACCAGCGGATCCGGAACAGCACGGTCGCAGAGCCCGCGACCTGGCCGGCCACGATGCGTTCGGAAACGCCCAGCTGGACGCGCTCGGCCCAGACCGTGGCGATGGGCGCCCAGGTCTTGACCCGGCGCCCCATCGCATCCTCGGTCTCGATCGCCCGGAGGAGCTCCAGGCGATGCTTCAGGGCCGCGTGCGCCAAGGCTCAGCCTTAGGCCGACGTGCCGATGATGATGACCCCGTAGGTCACCGACGTGCCGGCGGCGGAGTTGGCGATCTTGAGGAGGTCGGCGGTCGCCGCCGTCACCGAGCCCAGGCCCGCCAGTTGAGGGCCCGCCATCAGCAGGACGCCGCCCGGCTTGACGGCGACGGTGTGCGCCGCCGCGCCGAACGGACCCAGCCAGCCGTTGGTGGCCTGGCCGCCGACGATGACGTCGTTGGTGTTGGCCGCGTTCGCATAGATCAGGATCGCCTTGATCTTCGCGAAGGTCAGCACGGCGCCGAAGGCGTCGGTGAGCGAGCCCGCCAGGTCGAGGTTCTCGTTGGCCGAGGCGGCCAGGGTGCGCTCGTCGGCGAACAACAGGTCGGCCTGCGAAGCGGCGACGCCCGAGGTGAAGGCCAGGGCCACCTGCTTCATCAGGTCCTGCACCGGGTTGGCGATATCGTTGGCCGAGGAATAGAGGCCCTGGACGGTGGCCTTGATCTTGAGGTTGTTCAGGGGCACGGCGGCCTCCTCTGTTCAGCGGATGGGAGTGGAACACGCGAGCGCGGCGGGGCCGCGGGAAGCGCAGGGCTCAACCGATGACCGGCACGCGGTAGCGGTTGAGGATGAGGTCGGCGGCCTTGCGGTCGGCGTCCTCGAAGAAGTGGTCGACCAAGAGCTCGAGGGCGGCGGCCAGGTCCTTCGGCACGGTCGCGGCCGTGTCGCCGAAGCCGGCCTTGAAGGTCACCTGGATCTCGCCCGGGTCGCCGCGATGCGCCGGCCAGGCCGCGCCCCAGGCGGGCCGCAGGCGGGCCGGACGCCGGGTCAGATCGAGCCCATAGCCCGATGGATCGAGCGTCTGCGTCACCCCGGCGGCGTCCACATAGGTGACGCTCAGCACCGACTGGACGGGACCGAGCGGCAGAACAATTTCAGAACACCAGGCGTCGAGCGCCAGGCGCCAGGTCTGGGTGATCAGCGCGACGCCGATGCCGTTCGGGCCGTCGATCTCGCCCACCGCCGCGGCGATGAATCCGCTCAGCCGCTGATCCCAGTCACCGGCGTCGACGCCGAAGCGCGCCTTGACGTCGGCGATCGAGATCGGCTGCACGGCCGGCCCGGAGACCAGCGACAGGCGGCTCCACATGGATCAGGCCTGGCCTTCAGCGGCTTGGCCTTCAGCGGCGGCTTCAGGCTCGGCGTCCGGCTCGGCGGGGGCCTTGACCACCTTGTCGGCCTTCGCGCCCTTGGGCGCCTTCTCGGCCTCGCCGGCGGCGATGAGGTGCTCGCCGTTGTAGTGGTCGACGATGTCGCCCGGCTGGATCTCGCGTTCGGCCGGCGCCACCCACAGCATGCGTACAAGCATCTGGGCGTTCCTTCAGTTCGGTTGTGGGTATAGGCCGGCGACGCTGCGCCGCCGGCCCGCGCCGCTTAGGTGGCGGAGTTGGCGTAGTACTTCACCGCGCCGCCGACATCGACGAGCGCGCCGCCCGCCCGCATCCAGGCGAGGAAGCCCACCTGGCCGAGCTTGGTGTAGGCGCTGTCGGTGAAGCGGAAGAGCGACAGCTCCATGACGTCGCGGATGGTGTAGAAGCTGAAGTCGCCGAACAGGATCGACTTGGCGTTCGCCGCCATGGTCGCCACGTCCTGGTTGATCTGGATCGGCGAGCCGAGCAGCGTGTCGGGCGCGCCGCCAGGCACGCCGACCTCATAGCCGGGCACGAAGATCGGACGGCCGCTCGAGTCCTTGATCTTGCGGATCGCCTTGAGCGTGCTGTCGTTCATCATGAAGCGGCAGTTGCCCAGCTCGCGATAGGCCGGGTCGATCGCATGCTGCAGGTCGACCAGGTCGTCATAGATCACGCTGGTGGTCTGGCCGGTCGCGCCGACCTTGCCCGAGGCGGCGCCGGTCACCACGCCCTGCGGCTGCGACGAGCCGGTGCCCGTGGTGAAGTAGGTGTTGGTGACGCGGCCAAGGCGCGTGGCCAGGCGGGCGCGCACGAAGGCTTCGATGTCGACGCTGGAGTCCTGCAGAAGCTCGAACGGCACCGCCACGATCTTCGACGAGAACTTGTAGGTCGCCAGAGACTTGGTCCCGAACGACGGATCGGCCGCCGTGGCGGTCGTGTTCTCGGCGATCAGCTCGCCGGTCTCGGACGTGCCGTCCGAGGTCGGGAAGCTCATCGGGTTGCCCTGGGCCGTCGAGATGACGTTCGCCACCGCGCGCATTCCGCCATAGGCCTTCAGCGCGTCGAGCACCGAGGCGGCGACCTCGGTGGCCACGGTGTAGCCGCCTTCGGTCGTGGTCGTCGTCGACATGGTGTTGCGCACCGCGGCCCAGTCGGCCTCGTTCAGGGCGCGATCGCCGCCGCGCAGCCACTTGCCGTAAGCGACCAGGGCGGCGGAGCGGTTGTCCCGGCCCATGCGCTCGGCGGCTTGGGCGACGCCCTCGGTGAGCGCCTGGTCGGCGATGCGCTCGTTGAGCGCGGTGTGGTTGCGGATCTGGGTGTCGATCTCGTCCAGCTCGGCCAGGCCGGCGTCATAGATCGGCTGGTCGACCGCGGGGTTCCAGTCCTGCTTGTTGACCAGTTCGTTGAGCGCCTTGGCCTTCGCCGCGCGCTTTTCTCGAAGAGCCTGGATGGACATCCGGCAATCCTTTCGGTGGGAGGCCGCACCAGGGCGGCGGGGGCTGCTTCGCGCGGCTTGCGCTCAGTCAGACGGTTTGCAGCATCCGGGCGGCGTGCTGGCGCAGCCGGCGCTGGCGTTCGTCGGCGGCCGTCACGGCCGCCTGGTCGTCGGGGTTGT